TATAATATTTATTTCGGAACAATTGGGAAAACTTTAGGATGTAAGTATCGTTTTACTAAGTGGTGTAAGGATAAAAATGAAGCTACTAAAATAGCAGAAAATTCTGCAGCATCCCTATACTATAAGAATGAAGGTAGGTATGGTATTCCTGAATATAATCAAATTGTTAATGAATCTGAAATAACTGGAATAGATATAGAGGAATTGTATAAAGAACATATTAATGATATGATGAGATTTTATGTAATTCCGACTGAAGAAGACTCAATTCCAAATAAGAAAATTAAATTTTGAATACATATGTTGTAAAAAGTAAACTAGTAACATTAGAGCATGATATATTAGATTATCATACTCTAGTGTTTAAAGTATTAGAAAACAATCCTCCATTTGGTCATTCCTACATCATGACTACAGTTTTTCCTAACTGGCAAGCCCCAATTCCTCCTTTAGAAGAAGTTGGATATCTTATGTATGATCAAGTAGAGGGTGGTGTAGATACGTATTACAATAGAGATACTGGTTCTATTGTAAAATATAATTTTTCAAATTTAATATTTAAAAAATTTGTAAAAGAAAAAGATAATTCTAGTAAAGATATTATAATATAATAAAGTTAAAATGAATAATGTAATAGGAGACGCTTTACAGAAAGCTCTAGACGCTAAAAAGAATGACTATTCCAATTTTATTTGGAAAGGTGAAAAAAGAAAAGAAGGAGATAAATACGTTCAAGAGTCTAAGAGAATCATTGATATGACTCCAGAAGAACTTAAAGAATGTTGGAATCATTGTGATAAAATGTTAAGAAATAATGATCCAAAACATCTTGGACGATATAATGTTCTAGAGGAAGTAACTTCTCAAATTAACAAGTGTAATACAGAGTTATTACTTAGGTACTTTGAAAATACTTATCAAAAAAGAGAAAACGGTACAGCTACCAAAAGATTTTCCCTTATGATAAGTTTGAGACAGCTTATGAATAATAATTCTGAAATTTCTGATTGGAGTACTGTTCCGTTTTCTAGTATTAGTAACAATTTACCAGATGAATTTAAGGATATTAGTGTCGCAGATGTGTTAGATGGCTGCACTGATAATTTGGGTGCGTACAATAAACAACATCTTACAATGACATTCATCACTAAAATGGGTTTATGGTTTACTAAAACAGAAGAAAATGAATTAAAAGGGTCTAATAATTCTAATGCAGAAAGACTAAAAGTAGCTAAAGAAAGATTACATCTTCCTTCTAAACTGATTCTTCGTTTTAGTGAAAAAGGACTTTCTTATCATGAAATGAGAGCCATGCTTATGCTCCCAAAGAAACAGAAGTATTCAGATATGACTACTGAACAACTTGTTACTCTTAGAAATAAAGTTCTTCTTCGATTGTCTAGAGAAATTGATGGACATATTTATAGCTGGAAGCATCTTCAAAAACAGATAGAACTTGTAGCTAAAAGTAAAGGAATTAATTTAAATGATTAAATATGACTAGAACGGAACGGCAACAAGAAGCTATAAAAAGATGGATAGCTAATAAAGGTAAAGGAAGTATCATAGCTCCTACTGGAGCAGGTAAAAGTCGTATAGCATTAATGTCTATTAAAGCTTTACTTAAAAAATATCCTAATTTAAGAGTTCTTGTTGTCGTTCCTACAACTACTCTTAAAAATCAATGGCAAGAACATATTGATAATTGGGAATTCCAATTTAATGCTGAAGTAGAAGTAATCAATACAATTGTTAAACATAAATATATATGTGATTTTTTAGTACTAGATGAAGAACATAGGTATGCAAGTGATTTATTTAAAGAAATCTTTAATTGTGTACAATATAAACTTATCCTTGGACTAACTGCAACATTTGAAAGACTTGATGGTAAAGAAAAAATCATATCTAAATATTGTCCAGTAGTTGAAGAAATTACTAAATTAGAATGTCTTGCTAATGGATGGATTTCTGATTATAAAGAATATCAAGTTTTATTAGATGTTGATGATATTAATTACTATAAAGAATTAAATAAAGAATTTATACGTTATTTTGAATTTTTTGGATTTGATTTCCAAAAATGTATGTCTTGCTGTGGAAAAGAAGGATGGAAATATAAATTGAAACTTCGTGATGAAATGTATAAAGGTAATGATGAATCTAAAAAGAAAGAAATTCTACAAGCAATTACAATTAATTCTATGGGATTAATGAGAGTAATGCAAAAAAGAAAAGCCTTTATTAATAATCATCCTAAGAAAATTGAAATAGCAAGAAAAATAATGGAAGCAAGAAAAGATAAAAAGATAATAACATTCTCTAATAATGTTAAAATGGCTGAAGCTATTCAAAATGGAGAGAATGTTTATACAGGTAAAACTTCTAAGAAAAGAAGTGCTACTATGATTGAAGATTTTCTTGCTGGACGTATAACTCAACTTAATTCATGTTCTAAGCTTGATGCTGGGTTTGATGACCCAAATGTTTCTGTAGCTATAATACTTGGAACAGACAGTTCTGAAATTAAAGCAATACAGAGACGTGGACGTACGGTTAGGGCTTCTACTGATAAAAATGCTGAAATATTCTATTTAGTAATTAAAGACACTGTTGAAGAAAAGTGGGTGCTTAATAATCACAAACGTGATAATGATTTAATTACTATTGATGAAAAAGGGTTAGAACAAGTGCTTAACGGAGATACTCCGACACCTTATAAGAAACTTATTGGTCAAATAATGTTTAGATTTTAATTATGACTATAGAAAGAATGTTAGAATTATTATTGTTACAGGAAATTTTTTATGTTTATAATAATGATATTGAATATAACGAATTTCTTAGTAAACATTATAATATAGAAAAAATAAATAAAAGATACTTAGAACTCGGAAAAGAGTTTTTAAAACAATATGCATTGAATAAAACAGAGAAATCTGATTAACACTTTAGCAGCTAAATACAATTTATGTATAAGCTGTGGAACATTTTAAGTTTAATATTGAGAATGAATTAACAATATTAGAAAAATATAATTTAACACCAACTGAATTATTTACAATAAAAGTAATTCTATTAGCTAAAGAGGAAGGAGAATACGAATGGTTGCAAAGATTTGCTCAAATACAAAAATTAAGGCCCATCCTAGAAAGTCTAAGAGAGAAGGGGATAATTCTGAAATCTTGGAAACTCCCGAAAGAAGGCTCAAAACTGGAAATTGAAGATATTCCTTTTAATCAGAACTTTCAGAAACAATTCTTTAGAGCTTCTTTTGAAATGGGAGAAGAGTTGTTTGAAGTATATCCTCAAAGTACTATAGTAAATGGCTCTTTATATAATTTGAAAAGAATATCAAAGCATTTTGATAGCTTAGAACAAGCTTTTCTAAAGTATTCTAAATACATAAAAAATAATCCAGAAACTCACCAACATATTATAGAACTTATTAAATGGGGAATTGATAATGGATATAATTTCTCTACATTAGATTCTTTTATTATAGATAATAGTTGGTTAGCTATTGAAGCTATGAAAGAAGGTAATGGAATTAATGTTAATACTGAAGCAATTAAAATGATATAAGAAGAGATTCTTGATTTAGTTAGAAAATTATAATAATATATTATGAAAAAGAAAGTTACAAAATGGATAGATTCTATTGAAGAAGTTTCTATAGAAATGGCTATAAACGATTTTTTCGATGGAGATTGGAATCCTAAAGATTGGGAAGAAACTGAGGAATATATAGATACATATATTGAAGAGGAATTTACAAATATTTCTGATAAAGAAAAGAATCAGTTAAAGTCAGAAATTAAAAAAGAATATAATAAAAGAGTTTTAAATCTTAAACAGGAAGAAATTGATCAACTAAAAGATAGAAAATCTATTTTGAAATTTCTAGAAGGAATAACGGATGATTACTGTGATGAAGGAGAAGTTGGCTTCCTACTTTCTTCTGAAGAAATTATTGATTTAATTATTAAAAATGGTAATAAATGATTAGAGTATATTTAGCATCAGATAATTATGCTTATGGTTATGATGTAACTGGATATGAAAATAAAAAGTCGGAATCTGGTTGGTATGATAATCTATTAACTGAAGATTTACTTGAAAGAGTTGGTCAAGGTGATATTATCATGTATTTTGATGACAATGAGTCGGCAGAAGATTGGTGTAATGAAAATGAATACGAATATGAGTTAGTAGAGCCAGATGACTGTAACTGAATTAATTGAGGATTTAGAAACTATTAAACTTAGTGATGGAGATTTAGATTTGTATGATAAAATAACTGTAAAAGATATTCATAATGTAGCAATAGGAAAATATAGATTTCATATATTTAATATTCCTATAAAGTATATATAATATGACAATAACTGAATCTCTTTTAAAAGAAATTGAATTAGGTCGGACAGGACACAACCATGGATTTTCGCTTGGATTACCTAAATTAGAAGGAATTATTGATGGATTAACTAAAGGAACTCTTACAGTAATAGGAAGTAATTCAGGAAGTGGTAAAACTTCATTTACTATACACTCCTATGTATATAGAACTATTATGGAGCATTTAGATGATGGTAATTTAAAAATACTTTACTGTAGTTTGGAGATGAATAGTAATATGATATTTGCTAAATTATTATCTTTATATATCTTCGAAACTTATGGTAAAGAACTTCCTATAAAATGTCTATTATCTAGAAAAAAGAACTATATTCTTAGTGATGAAGACTATGAAATAGTTCAAAAATGTATTCCTTGGTTAAATAAAATTGAATCTATTATTGAAGTATATGACAAAAAATTAGATGCAGATATAATGTATGCATTATTAATGAAACGACTTGAAACTTTGGGAACATTTACTGAAATGGAAAGTCGTAAAGTGTATACTCCTAATAATCCAGATTTAATATATGAAGTAATTATTGATCATATTGGGTTAATTCCAGGAAAAAAGCAAGGTATTGATGCAGTCATAGCTAGACTTATAAATCTCAAGAATAGATGTGGTATTTCTCCTACTCTCATTCAACAGATAAATAGAGACCAAGGTAATATCGAGAGATATAAGGCAGGTAAGACTCAGATTACTTTGAATGATTTTAAAGAGACAAGTGATTCTACTGATGCTGCTGAAATTGTTTTAGCTCTATATAATCCCAATCGAGATAGATTGAATACTTATAAAGGGTATGATGTCAAGAAATTGGGTGACCATATAAGAATAATTGATGTTTTAAAATCCAGATATGGAGAAACTGATGTAGAAATAGGAGTTAATTTCCTAGGAAGTGTCTGTGAATTTAAAGAACTCCCTTTACCTAACGAAATTTATGATTACGATAAATATTTAACACCTGATTATATATTAGAAAAAGATGTAGATGAAGAAAAACATGAAGTAGATAATTCAAGCAAAAATGAATTTAAACTAATTTTATAATGGCTTGTCAAACATTGTGTATTTATGGTGAAAGTGGTCACGGAAAAACAACTAGTCTTCGTAACTTAAATCCAGAAACAACTTTTATTATTTCAACTACAGGTAAACCTCTACCTTTTAGAGGTTGGAAAAAGAAGTATATTCACTTTAAGATTGATAAGGAAACTAAAGAAATTACTGGAAACTATTATGTAAGTTCTAATTGGGAAGCTATACTTAAGATTCTTAAGATAGTAAATTCAAAACTACCTAATATTACTACTATAGTAGTCGATGATTTTCAATATGTGCTAAGTTATGAATTTGTCGATCGTGCAACTGAAGTTGGATACCAAAAGTTCTCAGAATTAGCACAACATGCAATGGAAATTCTCAGATATGCTGAACAAATGAGAGAAGATTGTACAATGTGTTTTTTAACTCATTGTGAAAACACTGGAACTGAGATTGATCCTAAGTATGTTATTAAAACCATTGGAAAACTTCTTTCCGAAAAAGTAACTCTTGAAGGATTATTTACTTATATTTTCTTTGCAAAGACAGAGGAAGGTGATGATGGAAGGATGCAATATAAATTAGTTACTAATAATGATGGAAAATGTCTTGCAAAAACTCCAATGGGAATGTTTGAGGAATTAGAAATTGATAACGACTTAAACGAGATACTTAAAGTAATTAAAGAATATAACGAGGAATAATGTTAGAAATTCAATCATCTAAAATTGTTTTAACTCTTGTCGATACTGAAACAGGAGAACTTTTTACAAAGGAAGCAACCTTTGGAGATTTTAAAGAAGTAACTAAGAAAGCTACCACAACTCGTACAAGGAAAGTTAAGGATGATGGTGATCCTACACCTAAAATTACTCTTCTTGAAGGTAAGTGGCAAATGAATCATGCTTGTGTGGAACTTACAGGATTTGAGCCCGAAATGAAGCTTGAGATTAAGTTTGAAAAGAAGGGCAAAATCACAACTCCAATTCTTTGTGAAGATGAAAAGAGTGGAAATAGACTCACAAAAACTTATACAGTGAGTTGTAGGGGTTCGCGTCACGATAATCTTGCAGAATATGGAGACACATTTGAAGTAACTCCGTATGAAGGAAAAGAAGGATATTTCAAACTTAAAGGAAATATTGAAAAGGAATCAGATATTGTAGAGATTCCAGAAGAAATATCTGATCCAGAAGACGATGATTTAAATATTACCGATGATTCTGGAGTTGATATGTCAGATTTCGACTTAGAACTTTAATAATTATTTCTTAGTAGATAGTTTTATAAAAATAGATATTATTTTTTATTATTTTTTAATTTTATAAATCTATGAATTTTAACTTTAATTCAATTGCCGAGCAAAATTATGCCTCTAGTACAGGTTCTTATCTTCGTCCTTATGATATTTATACAGTAAATCTTACTAAAATTGAAAAAACAGAACTTAAAGGCTCAAAGGATCCTAATGCTGTTTATCCTATTGTAGCATTGGAATTTACGGGAACTGGAGAGAATAAGGGAGTGTTCACTACTAATTTGTTTATTCCAACTTCTGAACAAGATATGGAACGTCCTACATATCAAAATAATGAAGGACATGAATATCAAAGACCTTCTCGTTTTGAGAATTTCCAATTTACTTTAATGCAGATTGTTCATGCAATTAATCCTGTTGGAGAAGAGAAGATTAAAGCAAATGCTTCTAAAATTAAAACTATAGACCAATTTATTGATTTGGTTGTTAAAGCACTTGCTGGAAAAAGTAATGTGGAGACTAAGTTGAAATTGGTTGGTCGTAATAGCAACGGAACAGTATATGCTGCTCTTCCTAATGCTTGTGGACTTAATAAGGCTGGAGAAGTATTTCCTGTAAACTTTATTGGAGATAATCTGTTCTTCACTAATTATGAACTTACTCAACAAAAGAATTATCAAAATGCTAAACCTACTAATATGGATAAAGTTGAAAATAATCCAGATGAAAAAGGTGAGGAATTTGATTTAGATGGACTAGAACTTTAATAAATAATATAGACTCTTATGGAATTTATATCGTTACAACCAAAAATTACTAAAGACTTTATACTTTCCAAAGTAAATCAAGAGTCTATAATACAATATTATACAGGAGCTGATGTGAATAGTAAAAAACTATTCCTCAGCCCTTTACGTAAAGATAATCATGTAACTTGTTCAATATATAAGTCCAAATCTGGAATTCTTTATATACATGATTTTGCAACTAATGAACATATTGATTGTTGGAATCTTGTAATGAGGCTTTATGATTGTAATTATTATGAAGCTCTTAAAATAATAGCACAAGATTTTAATTTAGTTACAACTACTTTTGCTAAAACTAGTTCACCAAAAATTGTAGAATCATTAAAAGAAACAGAATCTGCTAAGATACAGGTTCAAATTAAAGATTTTACAACCAAAGAATTAGAATGGTGGAAATCTTTTGGAATTAGTAAAAAAACTCTTAAGAAATATCATGTATTTTCTTTACAGTATGTATTTTTAAATGGAGAATTAAAATTTACTTCTTCTGAACAATGTCCTATTTATGGTTATTATTTTGGTAAGGATAAAAATTCTGAAGAAAAATGGAAAATTTATTTTCCAATGCGAGATTCCTTTAGATTTCTTAATAATATTAATAAGAAAACTCTTCAAGGATATAAACAGCTTCCAAAAACTGAAGATTTACTAGTTTGTACAAAAAGTATGAAAGATGTAATGGCTATGTATGAATTTAATATTCCTGCTGTAGCTACTAATAGTGAAACACTATTTATCAGTGATAAGCAATTAGAAGAATTTAAGCAACGTTTTAAACATATATTAGTGTTTTATGACAACGACAGGCCAGGAAAATATAATATGGCAAAGATTAGACGAGAACATCCTGAACTCAACTATTATTTCTTGCCCGGACATCTCTCCAAAGACTTTACTGATACAATCAGACAAGTAGGAGTTGATAAAATGAAAGAATTAGTAAATCAATTTATGTCTAATTATAAATTTAAGTAATCATGAAAATTAGTGAAATGATACAAGAACTCCAAGAAATTCTAAGTGTTGATGGAGATTTAGAAATTTATGAAGAAACTCTTGATGGAGGAGAAAATACTGGATTATGGTATTCTGTAGATCCAGTAGTACGTTGTAAAGATGAAGTACAAATACGTACTGGTTATGATTTTCTTCCTAATAAATTTGTAAGTTTAGAGTAATATGAAAGTTTACATAGCTAAAGATTGGACAGGTTCTAAAGTATTTGCAGAACCTCCAGTTCTTATGAAATGTGGAGGTATGCCAGATATTTGGAGTGGCCATAGATTGCCATTTATCATTGATGGATCTTTTGCAGAAAATGAAATTCCAAGAGGAAAGTATTTAGAAAGAAATATTTGGTGGTCAATAGTAAATATTATAAAATTAAAAAAATAAAGAATTTTGATTTTACTGGAACTAGTTATCATGGAGATTCTATAAAAGCAAGTTTCTTCCAATTAACTCATTTATTTGGATTACCTTCTATTAATAATTGTGAAAGTAAAGTAAACTATGAATGGGAATTACAAACAGAGAATGGAACTCCATTTACTTTATATGATTGGAAATATTACAGACCATTATTAATTGAAGAAACAATAGAATGGCACATTGGAACAGATACTAAAGAACATAGTAAGATAATTAAGCAAGAACTTGATATGTTATTAAAATGAAAAAGTAGCTAAATACAGCAGTAAAAATAACAATGAAAGGAGGACAGTCTAGTGTTTATGAAAACATAGAAACCGCTAGCATGATGACTGGATTGTCTATACAAACATTAAAAATAAGAGCTAATAAAAATAGTATTCCAAAAGATGGGATACAAGTAGAGTGGGTAGATCCACATACTAAAAAACATTATACGGCCAAAAGGTCTAAACAAAAAGGAAGTGCATTTGAACTTGATGTGATACATAAGCTTAATGAAATAGGCTATAACACAGTTAGTTCAAGGTCAAATAGTAAAAATTTAGATAATATGAAGATAGATGTTGATGATTTAGAGGGGAGTTTACCTTGTTATCTTCAAATGAAAGCAACACAATCTACTCCTTCATATTTTAAAATAGCAGAAGAGTGTCCTTTAAAAGATAAACCTTTTGTAGTTTGTTGGAAAAAACAAGATAAAGATGGAGGACAATCTCCAGGCACAATTTTTATTGCTCCAATTGAGATGTTATACGATTATTTAAGTTTAAAATTAAAGAATGCTTAATAAATATGTTTATGCCGAGTCTACACAAGACTATTGGCCTGAAATTAAAACTATTTCTGCAAAATCTTATTATGATGCTGTAGAAAGACTAATAATGCAATATGGTGACCAATTAGAAGATGATAAAATTCTTAATACCATTGAAGATTTAGACCAACTAAAAGAATATCTAAATAATAATTATTCCATTGCATTATCAGATTTAGAAGACTATGAAGAATTATGATAAAATTAAGAGAACATCTAAGAATTTCACTTGATATAGATGGAGTATTAGCTGATTTTGAAACTGCATATCTCAAAAGATTTAAAAAATGGCCCAACTATGATTGGGCCATTACTCGTAATGTAGCTAATATACTCATCCATGAAAGAGATTTTTGGTTAAATCTTCCAGTATTAAATAAAATAGAATTTACTCCTCGTATGTTTTGTAGTGCTAGGGTAAATCCAAAAAGATGGACAAAACAATATCTCAGAGACCATAATTTTCCAGAAGCTCCTTTATTCCAAGTTCCTGGATATAAATTAAGTAAAGCTAAAACTCTTAAAGGAAGATGTGATGTTCATATAGAAGACAGTATAAAGAATTTTTTAGACCTTAATAGTAAAGGAATTCCCTGTCTTTTATATAATACTAAAACTAATGAAAATCTTGGCCCTATATTAAGGATATATTCTTTAGATGAAGACGAGATAACAGATGCATACTGGATTGGAAGAGAAGCAGGTGTATTTGATGACTTTAATAAATATTTTAACTATGATAATTAGTGGATTTTGGGGATTTGCTACTATAGCAATTATTGTAGCTGGATTCGTATATTATACATATATGAAGTATAAAAGGTGACTATGGAAATTGATAATGAATTAATTAAACAGATTAAGATTACTCCTTTGTTAGATACACTTAAACTAGAGGATATTGATGATGATACTTATTTTAAACAATATTCTAAAGATTATATTTCAAATTCTCGATTAGGTGTATTAAAGAAGGATGGAGTAAAAGCATTCTTTGAAGGAATTCCACAAGTTTACAATCCAAGTTTTGAGACAGGTACATTAATTCATGAAAATGTATTAGAACCTGATAAGTATGAAGTAATTGAGGGAGTATTTAAACCTACTGCAAAAGCTGGGTTAATGGCAGAAGCTCTTTACAGACCAGATGGAACGACTCCAACTGATGATGAAATTAAATCTCAATCTTATATAATTGGATATTATAAAGATAAACTTACTTCTAATAGACTTAAAGAATTTAGAGATAAAGCTGAACCTTATTGGAGAGATAGATTTATTTATGAACAAAATAATCCAATAGGAGATAAAAAACGAATCTATACTGATGAAAAGAATTTTGAATTATTAACTAATTGTTTAAGAACATTAGGAGAAAATAAAGATATTCAAAAACTTCTTCATCCGACTGGAATTGTAGAAGAACCAATAGTTGGAAATGAAAGAACTATTTTGATGGATATTGAAATGAAAATTCCTGATCATGAATCTAGAATTTATCATTTAAAAGCTAAATTGGATAATTTTAGTATAGATACTGAAGAGAATGTTATAACTGTTAATGATTTAAAGACTACAAGTAGGCCTGCTGTTCAGTTTGATCCTACATTCTTTTCATACCAACGTGAAATTGCTTTCTATAGTTATCTTCTTAAACAAGTAGTAAAGAAGTATTATAATATTGAAAATCCAACTATTAAGGGCAATTTTTTAGTAGTATCAACAATTCCAGAATATAATACACTTGTATATCCTATGACTCCTAAACTATTTAAGAGTGGAATGATGGAAGTGTCTTATTTGTTGAAAACAGTAGCTTATTTTAATCAAACTAAAGGATATGAATTTTGAAGAACTTAGAAGATTCTATTCTGAACATTATAGTTTAGGTTATCTAAATCTTACAGAATCTGATGGACATTCTCCTTTTGAAAGAAAGCTAATTCTAATTTCTTTAATAAA